CTGTTAACTATATAGTCTTTTAAGCTTACCGCATCAAAAGCAACATATGCATTTTGAGGTAAGTTAAAATCCAAAAAGTCGTTATTTTTGTCTGATGTTGCCATAATAATTAAAATATAAAATACCCATTGTTATTTAATGTAGATCTTAATGATAAACCATACACATTTAAGGAAGGTATGTTAATTTGTAGAGAGATAATATATTCATTATCATCTGGTAAAGGAACAACTTCTACATTTTCTACCTCAACTCGCGGCTCCATTAATGGTAATCTATTATCAATATCGTCTTTAATAGCAAATGCATTAAAGTCTGAAATAGGCTCAAATAAATATCTTCTAAGGTCTAATCCAAATTCAGGACTTAGTATTTTTTCTCCTGGAGCAGTTAAAAAGATGTTAGTTATACTATTGCGAATAGCATTTTCATCATACGACGCTTGAACGTCCTTTAGTACAGAATTTTTATTAAGTTGTTTATTATAATAAACTGCAGTTTTTAAATCTAAAAATAAATCTTTATACAAATACCCCTTCTCTAATGAAGAATTATCTAAATCACTAGCTGCAATATCTGTTAGTTTTATGAGCGCCATTTATTATATTTAATGTAGCATATCAAGATTAAGGAACTATAATATAATTAGATTATGGTCGTTAATGGTAAAGCTAATATAAATGTTGATATTTCTAATTCTGAATTAGTAGATGCAGTAAAAAGCGCTGTTTATGAAAAATTAGATATACCTTCAATGTTATTCGGAGATGTATATTTGAAGAATAATAGATGGGTAATAAATAAAGTAGTTGCTACTTCTCATTCTTTTGAGATGGAAGAAGATTTTGGAGAAGCCACTCAAGATCAAATTGAAGTTTTTACAGCATATCATACTTTAGCAGAGTTTCTTAAAGATTAATAGCGTGAACTGTATGATTCTTTGCAAGGTAGCATAAATAATATTATGGCTGATAAAAAGTTTATTAATCTACACGAATCCTATATGAGAAGATACGAACGAGGAGGGTTCCTAGTAGGGGATAGTTTTAAGTTTAATGATAATTTTAAGAGTACAGAGGAGTTTAAAGCTTTAGGATCTAATACACAAGAGTTATTACAACAGATGATCGATTCTGGTCTTCATGTAAGAGTAGTAGGAATTAAAGATACTACATCTGCTCGTTATCCTGCAAATTCCGATACTACTACATTAGATGTGGTGTTAAACTTAGCTCTTGACTCAGGCGGTGGTAGATATACACATCACGTTTCAATTCCTAGTAATTTAGGTCAGTCAGTTGAGTTTTATCCAAATCTTCCTCCTATTCCGGATGCTCTAAGAAGAAAAAGCGACGTAAACATTAAACCTGAAGAGGTGGAGAAGTACGATAACATTGCTAATAAGACTGATAGAGGCAATGACAGTTTAGAGGACACAGAAAGAACACTTCCTGACAGTAATACAGATATTCCTTCAGATGCAGTTACTCCATCTCCTGCTGCTACCTCTTATACACAGCAATACTTAGGTGATCTAACTCCAGGTCCTAGTTCAATTTAAATAATAAAATGACTAAAAACGATCAAAATTTAATTGCTGAAGCTTATAACAAAGTTAACGAAGGATTCTTTGACAGAATTAAGGCTAGAGCTAGCCAAACTGGAGGCGCAGTAAAGGGGTTAGGTCAAAAAGTTAAAGGAGCAGCAAAAGATGTAGCGGGAAAAGCGTTAGCAGGAGCTGCTGAAGTAGGTGGTAAAGCTTTAGGTGTTGATGCGTCTGAGGGAGGGTTAGCTCA